CGGACCGGTATTGGTCGGATATACGGGTTGGGGAATGTATTGCGAAGCCGAAAACGTATGGAGGATGGGGCTTCGTGGAAGTAGTAACGGTAGCCAGAGGTACGGCTGGTACAACTGCAACCTGCTAGTGGGAAGCGCCCCAGACGACGCCAAGAACACTCATACATTCCGTGTTCAAGGCAACATGTACATCACTAGCGGTATTCATCAGGACGACAATGGCACGATCAACTACTTTGATGCTGAGTCAAAGTTCCGGTACGAGAGTACTTCTAATGACTGGTCAGCCCAGCCAGTGCAGTTGATGTCAGCATACGACATTGGATTAGCAGTGCGGTCGTACAACTCCGATGCCAGTACCATGATGATGCGCCCAGCCAGTGGTCTCGTTTATTTTAGGAATCATAACGACGGTGCCGGTGTAACTTTGGTCGCATCTGCGTACAGCACTTCGTCTAGAACGTACAAACAAGATATTGAGTCGTGGGAAACTCCTAAGGCTGCTGGTGCTGCGGTAGGAGCCGAGGCCGTAGTTGACGCTACTTCAACTATTCGATCCTTGCGCCCCGTCACGTTCAGGTGGGAAAAAGAGCACATGCTCTCTGTGTCTCCGAAGAACGAAAGACGTAAAGAGGCTCTGAAACGGCTTAACGTGTACAGGCGCAGTAAAGGTCTGAAGAACTTTACTTCAGAAGAGTTGATCCATACTTGCGGTCGGGATTGCGATTCCACCCCCGAGGAACCGTGTTTTTACTACCGTAACTGGGATCGTAAGCAACTAGGGTTCATCGCTGAGGAGGTAGCAGAGGCAGAGCGCCATTTAGCCAAGGAAGGTAAGGATGGAGACAACACGCTCATTGACCCGATGGCCATGAACGCTGTTATAGTGAAGGCTCTTCAAGAGATCGACCAACGACTCTCAGCATTAGAGGGTAGTTGACACACTTCTTTTAAATAAAACTGTGGTACTATTATACTACTATGGAAGATTTAAACCTTACTTTTCCCATTGATATGGTCAAGAGGGAAGAGCGTATTGTGGTCGGTATTGCTACCGCCGACAATATTGATAAGGCTGGAGATCTTATTGAGTTCGAAGCTTCTGTTGAAGCGTTTAAGAATTGGACTGGTAACATCCGTGAGATGCACGCCCCGATTGCTGTTGGAAAAGCCATCAACTATAAGCCGGTTAAGGTGAAAGGTGCTGATGGTGTTGAGTACAACGCTATGCAGGTGGAGGCTTATATTTCTAAGGGCGCTCAGGATACGTGGGAAAAAGTTCTTGATGGGACTTTGCGTTCTTTCTCTGTTGGGGGAAAGATTCTTGATAAGCAGATTGATGCTGAGAAGATGTTCAGAGGTAAGCCGGTTAATCTTATTAAGAAATATGAACTTGGTGAGTTGAGTCTGGTTGACAACCCGGCTAATCCTGCTGCGGTTATTGATATTGTAAAGTTCGATACGCCAGATCAGCTTGATTATATTCTTAAAATTGATTGTAATGATGTTAACTTGACTATTCCTAAGTCCGTACAGCGTATGGCTCAGGTTGGTCTTAATCAAAGAAAAGAGCACGGTCGTGGAGGAACAAGTGTCGGCATGGGGTCTGCTCGCAGGCTTGCACAGGGCGGTACCGTTTCTCCTGAGTTCGTTAGAAAGGTTGCTCGTTATTTCCCAAGGCACGCTGTTGACTTAAGAGCAACAGGTGCAGATCCGGGTGATAAGGGTTACCCTTCTAATGGTAGAATTGCTTGGAACCTTTGGGGTGGTACTCCGGGTTGGGTCTGGGCAAGATCAAAAGTGCGTCAGTTAGATAATTGCACACGCAAGTTTGATGACGACACAGACTTAGAAAAAGAAATTCCATGTTCATGCGGTTGCGGTACATGTGAAGATGCTATTATTAAGGAGTTCACTAATATGGAAGATATGTTAGAACAAATTCTTAATGAAGAGGGCACAACTTTGGAAGACGTTGAGAAGTCTTTGCATAATGATGAAAATTATGCTAAGGTATCAGAGATGGATACGACTGCCGAAGAAAAGCTCTCTTTGTTAAAGCGCTTCGTCAACTGGTTAACGGTTGAAGAAGAGACAGTCGTTGAAAAGTCTGTCGAAATTGAAGAAGCTTCAACTGAATCTGAGGTTGAGGCGGATACAGATCAAATGGAGGATCAAATGGATATTGATATCTTGAAAGATGCTCTTGGTTCGGTCATTGATCAGAAGTTCACTGACTTCGCCGCTTCGTTTAAGGAAGAGGTTGAGGCTTCAATGGACGCTAAGATCGAAGAGGTTACCAAGAGCGCAGATGCACAGCGTGAAGAGTTAGAGCAGAAGCTTGCTTCAGCCGAAGCTTCACTTGCTGAGCAGACTGAGAAGGTGGAAGCTTTCGCTGCTGCCGGTGCAGTCAAGAAGAGCGTCGATCCAGACGACGATGAGGATGAGGGTGACGAGGATGCAATCCGTAAGTCAGCTCCTTCCTTCTGGAATAACATGTATTTGCCACAAGAGCTAGTCAAGGCTCTGGGCTATGAGTCGTGATTAGGAGGATATAAAAAATGGCAACTCAAGAAGAAATTTTAGCAAAGGCTAACGAAGTCACTACCTCTGTTGTGGGTGGCGCTTCTGGTGGTCTTCTTAACGCTGAGCAGTCTAATCGGTTCCTAGATTTTGTGGTCGATCAGTCTGTTCTTATGCAAAACAGCCGTGTTGTCCGTATGCGTGCATCAAGCATGGATATTGACAAGTTGTCGGTTGGTACGCGCATCATGCGCAAGGCTACTGAGGCTACCGATGATGGTAGCAACGCAGCCGTGACCTTCTCGAAGGTTTCTCTCTCCAGCGTCAAGCTTCGTCTTGATTGGGAGATTTCAACTGAGTCCCTTGAGGACAACATTGAGGGTGCCTCGCTTGAGGATCATCTTGCTCAGGTTATGGCTCGCCAGACCGCTAACGATCTTGATGACCTTCTCATCAACGGCAATACCTCGTCAAGCAACACGCTTCTCAAGGCTCTTGATGGTTTTGTTAAGCTTGCTCTCGCTTCGGGCACTACGGTCGATGAGGCTGGTGACAATGTTTCACGTTCGGTTTTCGACCGTGTTCTTCGTAACCTTCCTTCGAAGTACCTCCAGCGTCGTAACGAACTTAAGTTCTTCACTGGCCCGGGTGTTGTGCAGGACGCAATTTACTCGCTTCAGAACCCGAACTCGGCTACTGAGGCAACTGCTGGCGCACCAAGCCCCGGCTCAACGACTGGCGATCTCGCCTTCTTGAACGGTGCAATGCGTGCAAATGGTGGTGCTGGTGCAACTGGTCTTGCACCGTATGGTATCGGACTTGTCGAAGTTCCGCTCATGCCTGAGGCTGAGTCGGGCGACTACTCCGGCGCTTCTGGTTCGCATGGTTATGTGGAGCTTACGTTCCCGAACAACCGTGTGGTTGGTTTGCATCGTGATATCACGGTCTACCGTCAGTTCCAGCCGAAGACTGATACGATTGAGTACACCCAGTACATGCGTGTCGCTGCTAACATTGAAAACGCTGACAGCTATGTCATCGCTAAGAATGTTAAGCTTCGCAGCAGCTGATCTTAGGATTGTTGTAGTTACAAACCTAGCGGAATTGGTGGGGGAGAAATCCCCCACCTTTTCTGTTTTATAATGATACTTATGATAGAATTGTTACCATGAGCGAGAATGTAGTTAAGTCGTCTGATTTGCCTGAGCCAAACAAGCCTGTTGCAAAAAAGACGGCTGCAAAGAAGACGGCTAAAAAGGCTGCTGTGAAAAAGGAGCCTGCTGCTCCTAAAACACAGAAGTCTCCGGTGCCTGAAAAGACTGTTGCTAAAGCATCTGCCGGTAAAAAGTTTGTGTATTTCGATAGCGGTTCTGCTTATTCAACAAAGAGCGGTGTTCGTTTTACAAGAGATAGAAGAATCTATGAGTTAGATGCGGCTGAAGCTGATCATTTGTTGACTCTAGATAACTTTAGAATCCCAACTCAGTTGGAGTTGGAAGATTATTATAAGGAGAATAACTAATGGCAGGAAATCTTAGCGATTATTTGGAGGATGCACTCCTTGATCACTTTTTAGCAACATCCGCATACACAGCGCCAAGCGCTGTTTATGTTGCTTTATATACCGCTGCTCCTTCGGATTCTGGTGGTGGTACTGAAGTTACTGGTGGTTCGTATGCTCGTCAGTCGGCAGCTTTTGATGCTGCTTCTGGTGGTGCTACCGCTAATACTTCAAATATTGACTTTACTGGTATGCCAGCGTGTACGGTTGTTGCTGTTGGTGTTTTTGATGCTGCATCTTCTGGTAATTTACTTGTTCATGGCACATTAAGTGCAAACAAGACAGTTGATGCAGGTGACATTCTTAGAATTGCATCTGGTGATTTAGACATCAGTATTGACTAATTGGGGAGTTTATGGAACGTAGAGAATTTTTAGGCGATGTAGAAGAAACCACATTGTCTGCTAATGTATCAAACACAGATACATCTATTTCTTTAACTTCCGGCTCCAGCTATCCTACGGGTAGCGTCAATCCTTTTGTTATTGTAATAAACAGAGGATTAATTAATGAAGAAAAAATTCTGTGTTCTTCACGCACAGGCAACACGGTGACTGTAAGTCAGCGTGGGTATGATGGGACATCGGCACAAAATCATGCATCTGGTGATTTTGTTGATCATGTTTTGGATGCACTTACCACGCAGTCAATGAATACAAATACTTTTGATAATGCTATACTTATATGGACTGGGATAGGAGGTTGAGAGGTGGCTAATTTAGTTCCTAAGAGGTTTTATATTGGACCTGTAGGTAATGGTTCTAATGTTTATACTTTAACAAGTAATGTGGGTTCCTATGCTATTGTTAAAAGCATAGTGATTACTAACACTACTATGGGAAGCACGGTCGGTAGCGTAAGTGTTAATTTAATTCCTTCCGGCGATACATCTTCTTCTAATAATGCAGTTCTGTATAGCGTTGATGTCCCTGTGGGTGACGTTGTGACTAGCGACGCTATTTTGGTTATGGAACCGGGAGATTCTATATCTTCGATAGGTTATGCTAATAGCGAGTGTACGATAAGTATTTATGGTGTGGAGTATGATGCCGGATGATTCAACGTATAATTAATAAAGAATTTGATCAGATTGAAGTTGATCATGTTGTTTCTTCAACGATGTCTCTTGGTGGTCATACGTTAGACCCGACTGGCCCGGTGCCTACTGGTGGTCTGGTTGCTTGGTCTGCTTCATCTGCCCCTACTGGTTGGTTGATTTGTGATGGTTCTGCTGTTTCTAGAACTACTTATGCTGATTTGTATGCTGTTGTTGGTGATACTTATGGGTCTGGTGACGGGTCTACGACTTTTAATTTGCCTAATATTAAGGGTCGGGTTGTTGTTGGTTTAGATTCTGCTGATACTGCTTTCGATGCTCTTGCTGAAACTGGCGGTGCTGCTACTCATACGTTGAATGCTGCTGAGATGCCTTCGCATAATCACGCACAGGACGCTCACTCTCATAATGCTTCTACTGGTGCTGTAAACGCTCCTCACTCTCATCCTGCTTCAACGGGCGCTGCGAATGCTCCTCATTCACATAACGCTTCTACGGGTGCTGCTAATGCTTATCATGCTCATAATGTTGGCGCTGTTAACGCACCTCACTCGCATCCGGCTTCTACTGGGGCTGCTAATGCCCCTCACTCTCACGGAGAGAGTGGTAATTCAAATGGTCAGAATCCAAATAAATATGCTAAACGTGTCGGTGCTGGTAACAACTGGGATGTTTATCCGGGGTCTCTTGCTGCGTGGCAGTCTGCTTATTATGCGAGAACTGTGACATCTTATGGTCCTCACTCGCACCCTGCTTCCACTGGCGCTGCTAACGCCCCTCATAGCCACTACGCCCCTGCTCAGTATGCTCCGCACAGCCACCCTGCTTCCACAGGTGCTGCTAATGCGCCTCACAGCCATCCTGCTTCTACTGGTGCGGCTAATGCGCCTCATTCGCATCCTGCTTCTGTAGCAAATGCTACGGCTACAAACCAAAATACTGGTGGTGGTGGTGCGCACAATAATGTTCAGCCGTATATTGTGCTAAACTATATTATAAAGGTGTAATTATGGCATTTAGTGACTTTAGTCCTCCAGAGATCTGGTTTACAATTGAAGAGACTACTGCTTTTGAGTCTATGGGTTGGCAAGAAGTGGAGGAAATGTTTGAAAACTTCACTTGGACTGAAGCTAGGAAGCTTTCTTGGGTTAAGAAGTGGAGAGACTCTATGTTGATGTGGTCCGACTGGACGGCTCTTCAAGACAATGGTTTAAGTGCTGACGACCGGGCTGCTTGGTTCCAGTTTAGGCAGGCGTTGAGAGATATTCCTCAACAGGATGTTCCGGTTGAGGAAATTGTAATACCGACTCCGCCTTGGGGCACGCTGCCAACTCCAAGCTGATATAATGTCTGTATGACATATTTTGAAGATTCTGAAATCTTAAACATTGATGCTTCATATGCGGCAGATGGAAAAGTCCAAAGATATTTTCCGCTAGGTCGTGGAAGCGGTATTGCTGTGTACGAAAATCTAATTCCTAAGTTATTGTGTGAAGAGTTGATGTTTGATTTAAATCTACATTGGGACAGGTTGGTGCGTGAGGGCAAGTTGTGGCGTGGCATTACTATGGGTGGCGATATGCCTACAACGAAAAATACTTGGGATACGAGAATTGAGAGAGAGCTTCTTGAAGAAGATTACGATCTCTGTTGGGGTAGACATGAGTCGGAGATATTGCCATATACTAGATCAGTAGTTAATGATTATGTAATGCAGTATACAAATCTGCACGCTTTCACATATCCCCTTGAAGATTCTGGGTATCAGATTCAAACTTATAAAAGAGGCGAAGGGTTCTACGATGAGCATATTGATGGTGGTCCTTTTATGCCAGTTCCTCATAGGCTTTCAACTATGATTGTTTATTTAAATGATGTTGATGTTGGTGGAGAGACATATTTCCCACTTCAAAATTTGAAGGTTTCTCCCGTTGCAGGTAGAGTTTTAATGTTTCCTTCTAACTTCACTCATCCTCATAAGGGTGAAGTTCCAATAACTCAGTCAAAAACAATTCTTTCAACTTTTGTCGCAAACAAGGGGCTTTATGAGTTGGTGAACCCGGGAATTCAGGATTGGACAGATCGTAACGCAAAGTTTGATGATAAGTCGCATAATCCATTTAAACCTGTCGATCAGCAGCCTGAGTTACCTAATGAGTCTTCTGAGCCTATTGAAGTATTTAATGAGTTTTGATATTTTATGCTTAGTAAACTAAAATATAAGAAAAGGAGAAATGATATGAATAGACCTTATACTGGGTATGACAAGACTGCTTCTGGTAAAAGAGCCGGTTTTGAAATGCTCATTGATCTTTTAGAAGCCCATTTTGGGCTATGGAATAACGGCACTTTTGGTGTCAGAAATAAGCGTGGTAAGAGCACCCCGTCAGTTCACGCTACTGGTAGGGCAGGCGATTTGTCTTGGAGAGGCGCTCCTTATCGTGGTACTGGTAATTATGACGATGCATGTAAAATGATGGACTGGGTTGTAGAGAACGCAGATGTTTTAGGTGTTGAAGCTGTCTTTGACTATTATCCTCGCCCTTGGGGTCGTGGATGGATGTGTGACCGTAACGCTTGGAGAGTTTACGACAAGAAGGCTTTTAGTGGTGCTCCGGGTGGTGATTGGGTACATATTGAGATTAGCAATGAACACGCTGATGATCCTGATTACTATAAAGAGGTTTTTGAGGAGCTTCTTGGTGAGGCACCAGTTGCTTCTACTAAGCCTGCTGCTAAGACTCAATCAGCGCCTTCTGGAAAGTCGCCTTGGTTCCAAAGAGGTTCCCGTGGTGATGGTGTGAAGGAAGTGCAACGTATTGTTGGTGCTCAGCCAGTTGATGGGGATTTTGGTCCTAAAACTGAGGCTGCTGTTAAGGCTTGGCAAGCTGAGCATGATCAGCATGTTGATGGTATTTGGGGTCCGGGTTCTGACAAGCACGCTAAGGCTTGTGATTGTAAAGCAGATGAGCCTGCTCCGGCACCTGCTCCGGCACCTGCTCCAGCACCTGCTCCAGCACCTGCTCCTCAGCCTTCTGGTAGGGCTTATCCGGGTGAACCCATCAAGCTTGGTTCCAAGAACTCTGAGGCTGTTAAGGCTGTTCAGGCT